TGTCGAATGATCATTACTCGATATATTCATGCTCATCTTGAGCGTGTCTATTCAGGTCGAGAATACTTTGTAGCAATGGGGAAGGTCCGTGAGGACTTTTCTCTTATGCGATTTGCTTTGATCATCTCAGGACTTGCAGCTTTGGCTGCAGCAATTGTGGGTATTCATGCCCTGTCCCAGAAGAAGAAAGAAGTGGAAGAAAGTGTTGACGATTGTGAGGCGCCCATTAAATATTGTGGCGGTGATGGAACGATTTTTAGTCCATCTGAACGCGCTGCTTTGGACGCTTCACCATCAGAGTTTGATCATATGAATGAAGATGATGGAACTGAAATGCTTGCACCTCGAGTGAAAAATGTCACTCAGGCTGCTGAAGTGGCTGATGATTTCTTTAGAACTGATGAGAAGGAAAATGTTTGGAAAAAGGTGGACTTGGAAGTCACTGCTTTTGACATTGATCCTATGTCCATGAATTATGCGACAATGGAGACTCAACCTTTTTGATGTGTTACGCAGAAATGTGTTTCGCATTGATACACAAGATTTGGAGTCTGGTCGTGGAAATCGTGGTAATGCACTCTGTGTTGGTGGACATTTATTTGTCACCAATAACCATTTGATGGTTCAAGGAAAAACCTTGAAAATTACACTGAGCCGAGAAGCAAAGTGTGATGGAGTGAACTCAAATGTCAGTTTTGAGATTGAAGGTTCTCAATTGATACGTTGCCCGGACCGGGATCTTGTCTGGTTCGAATGTTTGGCAATGGCACCATTGAAGGATGTTACTCGCTTAATTGCGAAGGATTCATTCCGAATGGGAACCTTTAGAGGAAATTACATTAGCCGTGATGCTGAAACCCATCCCCATGATTATGTTGTGAAGGCAATTGAACCAACACATGCTTTTTGTGAGGAGCTTAATCAGGAGTTTGACTACTGGTATGGAGCAAGCAATGAACCAACTGTTCACGGTGTGTGTGGATCACCTTTGTTGATCCGTCATGAGAAACAAGTAGTGATTGCGGGTTTGCATCAACTTGGAAATGGTGTTGGTGGTGTCTTTGCTGTTGCTTTGCAGCAGAAGGACTTGAAGAGGGCGCGAGACTTCTTTAACCGACCCATGATCCAAAGTGGAGTTCCAGCTCTCCAAGCAGAAGGTGCTGATGAGAAAATTTTGGATCCCATCCCTTTTAAAAGCCCATTACTTTGGTTGAAAGAGGGATCGATG